TATAATAACTATAGATGAAGCAAAAACTCTAAAAAATATGATTTTACATACTGAAGATGAAGATAATATTCTTATAGGGATGCTATTATTAAAAAAGCATAGGAAACTCTTGGACAAAAAACTTAAAGATCCTATATTTGAATCTGAATTTATAACAAATATTGCTTGTGATTACTATAATAAAATATACAAGCCCTATATGGAAAGAAGACTTAATCAATATAAAAACAAATAACATGACCGAAGATGAACTGATTGAACTAGACTTTATTAAAAGAGAGGTTCCTGTAGAAGAAAGTGGTGATCAATTTGATTATCATTATTACACTTATGCTCTTACTCCTGATATTAATCTAGTATCTACTACAAATGATGAATCCGGTAAAAGAAACTGGAAAGTAAGTGTTGATTACTGGGGTGAAATTAATAATGTAGATGATATATCTACTCTAATTAATATATTTAAAAATATAGATAAATGACATACTGGGCTGATATTAAGTTTACTCTTTCTGATGGTAAGCTTGTTCCAGTCAATAAAGAGCACAAGCTTAAGTACAAGTTATTTATTGAAGGATTAAAAGAAGGTGATGAAATAGAAACTTTTTTGAACAAAACAGATCCAGAAAAGTCCTTAGCACAATTAGCTAAAGTACATGCCTGCATTAGAACAATTGCTATGGAATCGGGTTATACTTTTTTAGAAGTAAAGCAATTAGTTAAAGATTATAGTGGTCTATCCCTAGATGGTACAAATAAATCTTTTGCTGATTGTAGTTTACAAGAATTAATGTTAGCTATACAAACGTGTATAGAAATAGGTTATGAATATAACCTTAATCTTCAGTAATATCTTTAGGATCTACTTCTATAAAAAGACCTTTTTCTGTGGCTACTCTTTCTATTTCGGCAACAAGTAATGATAAAGTATAGATAGTTCTCTGTAATACAGAAAGCTCATCATATTTTTTAGTTATGATGTTTTCTAGATCTTTAGCCTCTTCAGGAGTTTCATTGATCATGCGCTCAACAGCATTGAAGAGTTCAAGTTTAACCATAAAGTAGTAACTTTTGTTAACTTGCACATCTATCAATGCATCATCTTTTAATTCTTTTAATTTAACTGACATATTATGAGTGTTACTGTTGACGAAATTAAACAAAAATTCATTACCAAACTACAAAAAACCGGATGGGATATTCCTTTACGTGGTTTTATTTATAGTAAGGACTTTGAAGACATCATAAATTTTCTTTATGATGAGAGTATAAATGGCCGGAAAATTACACCGGTACTTAAAGATATATTTGGAGCTTTTGAACAGTGCCCATATAGTGAACTTAAAGTTGTTATTGTAGGACAAGATCCTTATCCTAGATTAGGTGTAGCAAATGGCGTAGCTTTTTGTTGTGCTAAAACTAGAGAAAAACAACCGAGCTTACAATATCTTTTAGATGAAGTAAACCATACAGTATATGAAGATGCCAGCGTAAGCACAAATCCTGATTTGAGTAGATGGTCTAAACAAGGTATTCTATTATTGAATATAGCCTTAACTACTACAGTAAACAAAATAGGTCAGCATTATTTAATTTGGAGACCTTTTCTTGCTTATTTATTTGATATACTTAGTTGGAATAATTCCGGCATAGTATATATTTATATGGGTAAGAAAGCTTTAGAATGGAAAGATGCTGTTAGTGATGCTAATCATAAATTTGTTACTACTCATCCAGCAATAGCCTATTACACAGATGGTGTTTGGGATTCTGATGATGTATTCAATAAGGTTAGTAAAATAATAAAAAACAGCTTTAATTATGAACTTAAATGGTAAAACAAAATGACTGAAATATTTAATGTTCTCATAAAAAATAAGCTTACACCTAATCAGCTGTATTACTTGCATACAATCCAACACAGAACAGTTCCCGCTAAATTTATCAATATAGCACTGGAAAATGAACGCTTAATTAATGAGGGATGGATTGAAAACAATAAGCTTACCCCTAAATGTATAGCATTATTAGATAGCTTAGATTCTTTCTTTAGAAAGAGTAAGAAGGAAACTAATGCAGATATAATGGGTAATGATTTTTTTATTAAGCTTGCTGAGTATAGAGAATTGTTTCCAAACATTAAATTACCTAGTGGTAAGCCTGCAAGAACTAACATAAAGACTATAGAATCATTATTTAGATGGTTTTTTACAACTTATGATTATGAATGGCCTGTTATCTTAGGAGCTACAAAAATGTATCTAGATGAATATGAATCCAGAAATTGGTCATACATGAGAACATCTCAATATTTTATTAGAAAGCAAAATCAAGATAGAACTTTTGATAGTGATTTGGCTAATTATTGTGATATGTTTATCAATGGTCTAGATACTGAAGATCAACATTTTAAAGAGAAAGTAGTATGATAAAAAAACGAGTTGAGATCTTGGCTTTGTCAATTATTTCAACTATCTTTAGCTACTTTATAATTAATTATATAGTAATAGAAATTACTGTTATTCAGTTTATAGGAATAGAATTAGTTATTGGATTGCTAGGATACTTGCAAGACAAGCATAAGGTAAAATTATTAAAAACCTAGTATATGTGGAAACCACAAAAACAATCTTTTGTTGAAGCATTGTCTTATTTAGATAGGCGGAGAAAAGGTGAGATAAAAAGTATTAAAACCCCTTGGGCTAAGTTTAATGATGCATCTATTGACGGTATTGAATGGAACACTATTACTGTTATAGGTGGTAGACCCGCTTCAGGAAAGACCTTAATAGCTGACCAAATCATTAGAGAAGCTTTTATTCTAAATTCTGAACAAGATTTTAGAGTTTTACAGTTTCAATTTGAAATGCTTGGTAGAGTCCAAGCAATTAGAGAATACTCAAGTGTAATAGGTAGATCCTATAAATACTTGTGTAGTGCTGATGGAGAATTATCTGAAGAAGATTTACAAAGATGTATTACATACTCAAGGAAGAAAGTTAAAAACTCAAAGATTGACGTAGTAGATACACCACAAACTGTTGATGAATTTAAAAAAGAAGTTATAAAGTATTTTGAAGCTTACCACACTTTAGATAATGAGCATCAAAAAGTTTATACACACACTCTGATTACTATTGACCATTCTGTTCTGTTTAAAAAAGCTCCTTATGAGAAAGATAAACAAGACATGTTAAATAATTTAGGAGAAGCTCTTACAGAACTTAAAAAGAAGTATCCTGTGGCTTTTATTGTGTTGAGTCAGTTAAATAGAAATATAGATCACCCTGATAGATCAGAAGATGGTAAATATGGTAATTACATATTAGAATCTGATATCTTTGGAGCTGATGCTTTATTACAGCATGCTGATTTAGTTGTTGGTATTAACAAACCAGCCAAGCAAAAGATTAGATTCTATGGACCTGATAGATACATTATTGATGATGATAACACTTTAGTACTTCATTTTCTAAAATGTAGAAACGGTGACACAAGAATGAGCTTTTTCAAAGCTGAATTTGAAAAAATGAGAATAGTTGAAATGACTACTCCAGCAACACAACAAAAACGTATAAATGTATAATTATGAATGTAAGTGTAAAATTAACTACAGCTGAGCGTAGAGACAAAACTGAAGAGCTAATAAAAGAGCATCAGTGGAAATTTGAGGTATTAAAGGAAGAAACTCCTTTGTTTATACCAAAATCAGCATATATACCACGAGGAAAAAATGAACACTTTGTTAGTTTCTTTCCAAGTGAACTATCTAGACAACAAGATATATATCTTGAATTTGTCAGCTATGATTTATTACCTGAAGATCCTAACCGTACTTTGTATAAGTTAAGATCTAACCTCTATTTTGATGAGGAGTATGAAAAAACAGAAGGTGCTAACTTTAGATATCTTGTACCAATTAAAGAATTGGTGAAGATTGAAATACTTAACCCTCATGTTAATGATGAATTTGAAGGACTAGAAAAGCTTACTCAAGCTCAATCTAAGTTAAGCTTTGATGATCTAATGGATTTTCCAGAAGATGTTAAACAAGAACCTTCTAAAGTACCTGATTTATCTGTTGATGATTTACCTGTATCTGATTTAACAATAAGAGACTTAATTGCTATCTTACATAAGATGCCAGTAAGTAAAAAAGAATGGTTAAATAAATTAATTACAGACTAATGGAAATTGTATTGCCGAAAGCCAGGAGTAAACCTGAAGTTAAAAATCCAAGTAATCTGATTATATTTTCTAAGCCTAAAACAGGTAAAACAAGTTTAGTGGCAGCACTAGACGGTTGTTTACTATTAGATTTTGAACAAGGTTCAAACTATGTAGAGGCTATGAAGATGAAGATAGATAATATTAAACATCTGAAACTTGTTGGTAAAGCTATTAAAGATGCTGATTATCCCTATAAGTATATTGCTGTTGATACAGTAACTGCTTTAGAGGATATGTGTATACCTTATGCTGAGACTCTTTATTCACAAAGCCCTATGGGTAAGAATTGGTTTAATGAAGGAGGTGGTAAATCTAAATATGGAAATATTATAGGCATGCCGGAAGGTGCAGGTTACTATTGGCTAAGATTAGCATTTACTAAGGTGATAGATTATATCACAACATTGGCTCCTCACATGATTTTGTTAGGACATGTTAAAGACACAATGTTAGAAAAAGATGGTGTAAACTTTTCTACAAAAGAACTTGATCTAACAGGTAAGCTTAAAAGAATTACAACTAGTAATTCTGATGCAATTGCTTACTTGTATAGAAAAGGTAATCAAAACATTCTTAGTTTTAAAACAACAGATGATGTAGGCTGCGGTGCAAGACCTGATCATTTAAAGAATGTAGAAATAGTAATTTCTGAAATTAACGAAGAAGGTGAGATAATTACTCACTGGGATAAAGTATTCATTGACTAAAAAAAATAACAAATCATGGGATTAAGTACAGACAATCTACCAGAAGGTGGTGGAATAAACAAAGTTGTTGGACCAGGTAACGTAACAGCAAAAATTAACAGCATAACATTAGAACCTTTTAAGTTCATACCTGATGCTTATCATTTAGTAATGGACATAGAAACAGAACCTATTGAAGGTTTTGAAGGTTTTCTGATAGATAAAGAGCAACCTCAGTTAGGACATCACAAAGGTCAGGTTGGTAAAGTTAAAGCTAGTCAATATGCTTTTGCAGATGGGACTACTAAAACAGGTATTAAAATAGAAAGAGATAGAAGTATTCTTATCTTTCTAAAGAATCTATGTTCTGCACTAGGAAAAGATGAGTGGTTTAAAACTCAAAACAATAAGCATAATACTATAGAAGATTTCATAATGGCTGTTAACAATGACCGCCCATTTGATGGAATATTCTTAGATTTTTGTTTAGCGGGTAAAGAATATGAAAACAAATCAGGTTATATATCTCACAACTTGTGGTTACCAAAATCAGAAAAAGGTTCATATGCATTTACACCTAAAGGAACAGGTAAAGTAATGATTTATAATGAAACAAAACATTTGACAAAATTAGATACTAAACCAGTGTTTAAATTTGAAGATGATGACAATTCTATAGGTCAAGACTTTAGTCAAGCCGGAAGTGATTTTGATTTAGACTAGTTTATTTTGAACATAAAAAAAAGAGGGTTACATTTGACCCTCTTTTTTTATATTTAAAGATTTATGATATCAGTAGAGAACTTACAATTTTATGGGGATATACCTGACGAATGGATCTTTGAGTATTACTTAAGTTTACGAGAAAGCCTTGTTGGTCAAGATGTAAAAATCCTCTCCGTTTTTAATAGTAGTGATAAAGTACCA